ACGAGGATGCCGTGGTTCTCGATTGCAGACACGATGACAATACTCCACGTCTTTCCGAGATAGAAAAGAAGATTGCTCACGAATTTGGGCTATCGCGTAAGCAAGCCTGCGGTCTTATCCGGGTGATAAAATCGTCCGGCTTGTTTGCCTCTGCTGCCGTAGTCCCTGAGACTACGGCAGTAACAATTGAACCACTCATCACCAAGGCACATGAGGATGAAGTGGCGCAGATGATTGAAAAAATGAATACGAATATTTCAATGCGGAAGCTTGAAAAAGCAATGCAAGAATTTAATGAGAAATTCGGCGCTCGTTGAGCGCAGAATACCCGTTCTTAGAGCGGTGCTGTAGGCCCTTTGGGCAGATAGTTTAGCAAGTCATTTAAACCAAAGGATTTAAAACATGCCCGAACCCCTTAACGGCGATATGCTGGTCAAGCACATTTCTACTCTCACGGCGGGATTGGAAGCGGCAACAGTCGCGCACAATGAAGAAATCAAGCACTTGAAGGAAGAACTTGGAAAAGAAAGGAAGGCGTCGGAAACACAAGTAGCCGTTGTCACAGAGTTGTCAACGAAACTCGCGAAAGGCAGCGAAGATATCGCGAACCTGCGAGGTGTCATTGACACAATGAAGAAGCAACTAGATCAACCTATTTTGACGGGAACGCAGTCGGAAGCGCGCGATGCGGTCAAAGAATGCGCGATTGAATATATGAGGAATATCTTCGACGCAAAACATCTCGGTAACGAGGAGTTTTCTGAAAAGAATATTGACTTGTCATTCATTCCCGACTTGATTACAGCGCAGCGAAAACTCACGAAGTCGGCAAACGACAGTGATATGCGCGCAATCGTCGCGAATTTGACGGAAGCCGAAAAGAAGTCCATGAGTATGTCGCAACTCGACGGCTTCATGTTTTGGCCTGAGATTAGCACGATTGTTCGAACATGCTTTCTCGAGCCGATTGGACTACAAGACCTATACGACAGTTTTCCTATAACGAAAATGTCGTTCTTGTATCCGTTCATCAAAGACCATGATCTGCTCGGCGGCTTCATCTGTTCCGAAGATTGCGGAACTGTTATGGCCGCAACCAACAATATTCACTTCCGTCAAGTTCGTGCATATGATTGGCGCGCGACCTTTTGCACTACGACTGCAACTCTGGAAGATAGTTCGGTCAATATTCTGACGTGGATGGCGAATGAAATCGCGTTATCCGCGCGCATGACAATGAATAGAGCATGGATCGCTGGTGACGGCGTAAATCAACCTAGCGGCTGGTTGAATGAGAACACGTTCCCCGTCATGACTTCTTCCAAAGCGGGATATGTGAGCGCCGCTGATCTTCGAGCGTTCATGAATGCGGTGCCGTACGAGTTTGGAAATATTGTAGGAGTGATGAACCCTGACACTCTTGCAATCTTCGCCTCAATGACTGATGCGATGGGAAGATTCCTACTCGGCGATGACCAATTGTTTCTGTTTCAAACAGAAATTACGGAAAATCGCGTGCGGTTGTCGCGATATCTGCCGCCGATGTTGCCGGGCGCGGGACCAGGGCAGTTTGTTTCTGGATCATTCGTTGCAGCGGCTGCAAATTGGAAGAAATCGTACATTACACCAATTCGCCGAAACATGATGACTCAAATGCTACCGCAAGTGTCGGGACCGTGGTGTCAGTCCTGGGCGCATTGGATGCAGGTAGGCGGTAATATGGTCTGTGGACAAGCAGGCAGAATTTTGCAAATCCAATGACACTGGATTTGTAGAACGCTCCTGCGGCAAGAGTAGAGTAGCCGCAAGAGCGCGTTAGCGCCACAAGTCGCGTACTTGTAATTGAGTGACTACCGGGCAGTAGTGACGCATTACTGAAAAACGTCGGTTTCACTGTTGAAGGATTAAGAAAATGTCTCTTTATAATGATGGCTACAGCAATCGCGCTTTTGTTCTCGCCGCCGCTGGCGCTGGCGGCGCGCTTTCGTTTGGCTCCGTTGTTTTCACGCAAACCGCTGAGAACAACTTGCTAGCGAATGATACTTTCGAGATTGGCAATAGTACGTTTACGGTTGTCGGGGAACTTACGGGAACGCCCGGTCAAGTGCTGAAAGGCGCGTCATGGGCCGCTACCATGTCGAATATCGCGGCGGCGCTGGCCGCTAGCGTGGCTGGTACGCCCGCGACAGCCAACTATGTGCCGCTCGCCGTTCCGGCCAATGTCGGCGGAAGCGTCGCGGGGAACACCGCGACATTCAGTGCTCTTGTTCCCGGTACGACATTCCCCGCAGTCTATAGTGATGTAGGCGGGACTGCCGGTGGAGCGTTCTCGGCAGCGCAATTCGGAAGCGCGCTTGCCGCGCCGATGACGCGGGCAGTCGATTGGACGATCGGCCTTGGTTTGTCAATCCAATTCGAGATTGTCGCGCCTATCGTCAATCCGGCGGTATTCTCTGTTTGGAGTGACGTTCCCGCAATTGGAAATCCGTGCGCTCCTTCGGGAATTGCCGCCAATCAGGTCCAAATGGCGGATACAGATTTGTGTCATCCGATCACTGGCGCGATGGCACCAATGGTCATCACTATTCCGCCGACAGCAATTACAACTTATTTGAACAACCAGGGCTTCCTCGAAACTGATTATGTTTCGGCAGTCGGCGGATTTGTGCAAGGCCGTCCGCGTTGTCTCGCGCCCGGTAAGTTCTTCTTTGTGCAAGGTGTAAGCGGTGACATTAACAATGTCAACGTGAGCGCTCTCATTAGCCGTTTGAAGATACAGTCGTAATCATTTCACGCGCACGCCAAGGCGCTTCTAATGATCCGCTCCGTCTCAAAGACAGTATTCGTGCATCCGGGAGAGACTGTTACATTTACAGTCGATCTAAAGAGTAAGTTATCAGAACATGCGAATTTTTCTATAGAAAGCGCGCATCCTGGTGGATATTGGGGAACTTCTATCCCGCAGTTACCAAAAGACGCGGTTGTTCCAAGAGATATGATTATCGTGCCGCTCGCTGGAGTGGTCCACGACAAAGAAAAACAAAAACAGTTTTCGGTCAAATATTTGTATCCGACATGGATAAGAGTGGTTCAATATTTATCAGTGGAAGAGGTTCCCACTGTTCATGCCAAAATCCGTATTGATACAAAAAAATGGACAAAACTGAAACGACTTTGGCAGAAACAAATAATTGAACCTCCGACCGAAAGGGTATTTTAAATGTTGACCAAACGCCTCGATGGTCTATGGACTGACAAGATTGGGTTTATTGCCGCTATTGTAACAAAATGGAATACAAAGATAAACGGTACCAATAGTTATGTATTTATTGCTCATGCAATGGATACGGTGCCGTACACCATTACAAGTAACGGCATTGACGATAGCGTATTATTATCACAAGAGATGTATAACATCTTGTTGGCGAAAGGCATAGCGCGACCGATTACAGATGCGGAAGCGTACGAAGCAAATAAAAACGCAGAAATTGAGCAAACGAATGAAGTTCTCGCACAAAACGAAGTCCATACCAGAATGGCATTGGCGAGTGAAGCTGCAAAACCGGCTGCAACGGCCAATTCTTCGCAGAAACCAAAGCCGGTCAAAGTTGCGCCGATTGTACCACCAACGCCTAACCAGGCGCACCTTATTGCATCCGGTATGGGATCGGATGCAATAGACGAAAAGAAAGGAAAATAAATGTATTCTTATTATGTCTCCGGTTGTCTGCCGCTCGGATTGCCCGTTGCCGTCACCGTCGTTCCGTCGCCAGCATTGACGACAATCGCAATCGCGTAAGCCTTGCGGCGCTACCGTCTTATCGGAATAGGCCAGTAGCGCCGTAAAAGGATACAGCTCATGTTTACTTTTCAAGTTGACGGACGCGATGGTTATTCTGCGGTGCCGCAAGTGTGTAATACTTGCTGTGCCGAAGTGGCGTCCGCAATTCCTGGCGAGTCAAACAAGTGGCGTATTGATTATTCGCCCTGGTTAGTGGGAATATCGGGACGCGGGTTAATCGCGCCGGTAGAGTTTTCTTTCCTGAAACTTACGCCGAATGCCGTCGCGCAAAACCTGACAGTGCTGCCGCCGACGAATACGGATTATCAAGTGCAACTCGAGGCGAATGTAACCTATAACGGTACGGTCGCGACCAATGCTCTATCGCCGCAATCGTCGCCATTGACGTTCGCGCTCGATCCCGTCAATCCGCCCGAACATGGCATAGTGGCGATGAATGCAAACGGAAGCTTCATCTATGTTCCCACGGCAGGATATACCGGGCTAGACGACTTTTCATTTTTGACAACGGACGGGATAAATCCCGCGATTGAAAATAGCGTACAAATTGGAGTTGATACGCTTGTAACGCCGAACTTTGTTCTCCCGCTGCCGCCAGGAGTCGTACAATTGACGGGTGGAACAACGCAGGTGTTTGAAACCCCGTTGCCGCCAGATGCGGGACTTTTATTTATTCCGCCCCGATCAGTGTATTTGAAAACGCCGTTTCTCGAGTTTCGTTTGACGTGCTCGCCGGAAACGATGGTCGGACAAGTTTATCGACTCACGATTGCAACAAAAGCGATGGAATGTGATGGCGATATATTTCGTCATATCTCGACTTATGATATTCTCATTACAAAGTGTCAGTTTTGATGAGGATTAACCAACCGTCAACCGAACAACTAGACTATGAAAAAATCCTACCAATGGACCTAATAAAAGCGCATTGTAAGATAGATGATCTTCCAGGCATTACAGATATGCAACTCGAATTATATCGAGACGCGTCATTTGAAGCCGCCGAAACCTATACAATGGTGCGTTGGTTCAAGAGAGTGAAAATAACACAAGAGGTCGTTTCTCCACGTTTTCGCGGATTGGTGCAGGCCGCGATTGCGCGAATTAGAGTAGAATTAGATAGTGAGCCGATCAATGGCGTGGTAAATGTATATGGAACCGCCGACAGTCCTTTGTTTTGGCTCGAAGGGATGATTTTGCCGTTTCTTCATCAACAAGAATATTATTCAGTACAGTTGCCGCCCCACGCCACCTGTTTTGAAATGTCTAATGATCTAATGTTCGTCAATATAGACGGCGCGAATTGTTCCGGTGAAGAGCGCGGAGCAAATGTAAGACAACAGGGCGCGACCATTCAATATGTTGCGGGTGTCAAGTCAGAAAAAGATATTCCTGCGGGAGTAAAGCTTGGTTGCCTCAAATATATCTCATGGTCAATAGAAAACCCTGGCGATCAGTTTGTTCCTATGGTGATCCGACAAGTAGGAGTTACAACTGTCACAAATAATCCAGTCGTTTCATCCGGCGCGATTGATGAATGGCGACGATATAGAAGAAGGATTGCGAAGTAAGTGGCGACAGCTAATCTAACAGCGCTTCGCAACTTTAAACATCGAGTGGAACTGACGACGAGTTATACCGCCTCCGTCAATGATGTAGATATTGTTTTAGTGCGCGAAAAGCGAAAAACTGTATTGGCGTCTATTACTCCCGTTCGCGGTGAATTTTACCTCAATGGAATAGCGCAACAGGAGAATAGAAATGCATATTCACATTATATCATTATACGCTTCAATCGCGATATGGACATTACGGGATATGCGTGGATTTATGAGGAGCGTCCATCAGGAAATAGATGGTATAAAGTTATCTCGGTTGAAGAACTAGGCGAAAAACAACGATATTGGCAAATCTGTTGTCGCCTTGTGCAAAAGGCCGAAGATGCCGATGTTCCGTCAGAAAAACATATATCAGAATATGATAAACTCCCGGTAGGCGCGGTTCTGTGAAGCTGATTATAAAGATACCGCCGTTCCGGGTGCGTCTCAATCGAATATTTCTTCGAGAATATCTCAAAGACGTTGGGGAAGCCACACGAAAAAAGATGGTTACGGAAGCTGCCGCGAGAAAGAATGGGCGCGTTTACATTCTCAAAGGTGGTGGAGAATATCAGGCGTCCGCGCCGGGTGAGTTTCCCGCGAATAAGTTTGGTCATTTAGGGCGGTCCTATAGATCAACGCTAGGAGCTATGGAAGTCAGTATCGGAACGGACGTATTAGTATATCCGGCCTATTTGAGAAGTGGCACGAGTATCATGGCAAAGCGGCGTTTCCTCAAGGAAGCTTTGGAATGGGCAATGGAAAGAGAGCACATTAAAAGATCATTCGTGGAAGTGGTTAAATGACGGATGAACCAAATGTGCCCGCGATTGCCAAACTTATTAGAGAGACGTTCCCCGAACTAGAACAACGCGCATTTGCTATTATGGAAGCGACGTTGACAAAAGAGAATATGCCAAACCTCCCGTTATGTTTTGTGGCGCTTCTCGGATTAGAGGCGAAAAATCAGAGTAATAATGTTCGCACCCCGGTTGATTTATGCGAAAGCATCATTATTGAATTTTGGCAGAAGCCGGTAATGTATTCTAAAGCAGACGGTGGCAGTTCTCCGTTTTACGCGTATCAGGATTATGAACGCGTGATGAATAGATTATTTAAGGCGCTGGATGGATATTTTACTCCGAAAAGAAAACCAGTACGTTTTGTATCAATGGCGACAACAAGCGACGAATTTGCACTAATGGTATCGTTTAAGGTATCTATCGAGTGGCGATGGTGTAACGATGATCCTGTTCCGCTCAATGCCATTAAAATAAAATCAAGTTTCAGTCCGAATGTTCCGCAACTTCCGTTTGGAAGATTATATGAACCACCAATAGGAGATTGCAAATGAGCGATATTAAAACAGTCATTGTTGCGCCCGGACGCGTGGCGTTCACAACGATCAAAGCAAAGGAGAAGTTCACTTCAAAGCCGAAAACAGTCGTATGGAATGCGTATTTGGAGGAACTCTTGAACGTGCATCACGATATCGAACTTGTGGATCACAAGAGCGCCCCTGCCGCCAACGCGACCAATAGCGGCAAAACTAAAGTCGGCTATGCGACCAGCGCGTAAATTCGTCTCTTGCGTCCTTCATTGATTATTTTGAAAGGAAATTTTCATGTCTATTGACTCACTGAGGGACGGGTTTGTTACTCTTTGCCTCAACACTTCATTAAACTACTATCGCGGCGCGTGTCAGATTGTCGCGGAAGGCCAGTATATCCCGCCAGCAACGGGCGGCCCCACTCCCGATGTTCCCATGATTATCAACAGTGTCAACGATTGTGACATTCTGTTTGGCCCTGGCTCGATTTTATCAGAGTCATTGAAAAAGATGTTTCTCACGGCGGCGCAAGGCGTGCAAATTTCAGCTATTCCGCGCGCGGATGCGGAAGGCGCTATTGCGGCAGTCTATACGTTCACAATTACCGGGACGGCAACAAGTCCCGGTGTGTTCCCGCTATTCATGCTGGATCAGGAATATTCAATTGAATTTGCGGTGTCAATCGGAGATACGGCGGAAATCATCGCCGCCAATCTTGTCGCCGCCCTGCCCTACAACTTCCCTTATTCGGCGGTCGCGACGGGCGGTGTTGTCGTCTTTACCGCGCTCAACGCGGGAACCTGCGGAAACTATCTCACGCCGATTTATAATTGGGCCGGGTTGCAAAACTACACGCCGTTGGGAATTACGGTCGCGTGCGTGCGTACCGTGGCAGGATCAATTGATCCCGCGCCAATCGACTACGAGGCGGCAATCGGCGGGTGCTGCTATAGTGTGTACGTGTTGCTCGGTTCCGATCCGAAATGGCAACTGGCGATGGAACAGTGGATTAGGGCGCAATGGTCCTGCAATGTTCCATCGGGAGCAAATGGCGCGGCTCCTCAATGTTTTGGTCAAGGTTATACCTATAATGTAGGTAGCCTTGGTCAAGTCTTGGCCGGTGGAGATAACGCCGAGGTATTCAACAGGCTCGCATATCCAGTCAATGACGCAAATCCTCCTTGGTTGCTTGTTGCTGCTTACGGCGCGCTTACAGCATTGAGTGCGTGCGTCAGTCCCGAACTCGCCATTCAAGGCCCGGTTGATGGTGTTTTGAACGCGATCACGCGTCCAACCAATTGCAGCGAGCCGTGGTCATATTCGGCGCGATTGGTTCTCGCGGCTGCTGGATTTGTTGTTTGGGGACCATTGACAAATGCCGCATCGCAGTTGACGTATCCCTATATCTACAATGATATCACCAATTCATTGACAGACACATTAGGGCGTCCAAACGCAACTTGGACTTCGACCACTACGCGACGTTGGGCCGCGAGTTTCTCGGATCAACTGGCGCAGTTTCTCGACGGATCATTCAACGGTTTGTCTGCATTCAGCGATGGTACGCAAATCAAACCCGGTATCTTTGGCACAACCATGAATATGATGCGCGCCAAAATCATTGCATGGTTGAATGGTGTTTCCGGCAGTTTGATATCGGCGCTGCAAAATACGGATACACAAGTCATCCTGACTTCAAGTCTGGATACGTCGCCGCCATGTCAAGGTATCCCCGGTAACTATGAGTTGCAATTGACCGTGCAACCGGGTGTGCGTATCAACAATATCGCGACAACTATTCTTCCTCAGTTGTTGACGAATTGCAGTAGCGCGGCCTATACCAAGGCCCAGCAACTCGCGTCGTAAACAACAATAGCCGATCAGATTGTCTGGTAGGCTAATCCATTAGGAGAGGATTGGAAAAATGGCTTCTTGTCAAAATCAGGTTGGAGTGCTGAACCTCACTCTTGCGTTTGTTAACTGCGGTGGTAACGGCATTGCTACAGGAACCGGCAATATTGCGCCACGAACGCATCAAATGGCGAAAGATCAATTGCCGATGTATATTGTTGTTCCTTTCACGCTGACAGGAACAACCAACGGGCGCGTCAAGCGTTCATATGATAATGCTAAAATTAAAGTGGACGTGTCCCGAGATTTGAGTATCCCCCTCGCCTACTATCAGGGCGCTGCGGCAATCGACTATCAGTGTGAACACCTTAGCGGTGTTGTCGTCACTGGAACAAGTGGTTTCTGCACGAGTGTTACCGAAAGCGATGGTGACACCGTGACAATGAACCTCGAATTTGCAACTCTCGAAGAATTGCTTCCGGCTGGCGCTTTAGCGCAAGTCTAAGCGACTAACGATTACTCTGAGCCAAG